CCAATAAATGCGCCGCGCTTCAAAAAAGCGGCGCGATCAGATCCGGCGCCAGCCTGGACGGAAGATCCAGCCGCGCGCTTTGCGGCGATCGACAGGATCCCGCCACCTATGCGCGAAGATCCCAGCGCCGCCGATAATTTCAGTCCCGCCGACAAGCTGGCGGATCCTGTTCTAACGGTCGCGCTGGATCCAGCGCGCTTTGTCCCGATCGCAGTTCCAGCGCCGCCCGATCGAACTAACGCCGATAATTGCGGAAGGACTACCCCGCCGCCAGGCGTTGCAGCTATAGGCAAGGCGCCGATAGCGTCATGGCCTAACATTAGTAATCCGTTTCGATATAGACCTTGGCGACTTCGATGTTCGACGCCGCCGCTACCGCGCCGTTATTCGTTTCCGCCTTGAAAGCCATTCCGACGTTAACCGCCGGAAGATCTGTTGTGTAACTCGTTTCCAGAACAACGGCGCCAGTGTGGATATTTGTAATCCGGACGAAGATTTCAGTCGCCGCGCCAGGCGGACAATAAATAACCAGGTCGTAGCCATGCGTCGTGTTGCGGGCGGCTCCGGATCCCAGGTCGACCTTTGTCGCCGTTCCGGATCCGTCGTTTCGGTATAAAAACCAGTTTCCAGTATTTGCGTCGGTCGTGTCGAAGCCGACGCCGATCATGTTCAGCAAAGCGCTAACAGCGCCAGCCGTTGCCGCCAGTGCCGCCGTTGAAGCGCAAAGGCCTATAAAAGTTTGTGCGCCGTTCAGGTTTATATTCTGGCCAAATTGTGCGCGGAAAAAGAAACCGCCGAAACCAGCCGCATTACCCCGGAACCATTGCGCATAAGCTGTTCGCATTCCCGACAGATTGCCGGCCGTGGTGCTAGTCTGAAAACGCTTCCGCCAGGTTGCCAGCCAAGGGTTCGCCGACGCGATTGTTTGCTGGGCCGACATTGTCGCGGCGGTTGTAAGCGTTCCGCCGATCGCCGTCGGCGCCGTTGTTCCCGACGCTGGAGAAACCAGGAAAACAGAATTCCCGGACAAGCCGACCTGAAGGACCGTATCTATTCCCGACGGTCCGACAATCTTCGGAAGAATTCTTCCCGCTATGCTCTTTGCATATAGGGAAAGCTTGCCCGCTAAAGGTGGCGAAGGTTCAACCGCGACAGCATCAAAATTCATTGCGCCCGACGGTTCGAATTCAGGCAAGGCCAAAGCCGGGCTGGCGATGAAGACGTCCTTCGATCCGGCGCTGAAATTGACCGGGGATCCCGCATTACTGGAAGACAAAACCGCGATGCGGGTTAATGTCGTGTTGAACTGCCCTAAGCCGATTTCCCATTCGGAACCGCCGACGATCGCATAATAACAGGTATCGCTTGCCGACATAACCGACGCGAACGTCCGAAAACCAGCAACAGCGCCAGCAAGGGTAATCGCGCCCGTTCCGGTCGTCGTCGTCGTTTCCTTGACACGATCCGCGCTAATATGTGGCATGTCTAGCGCTCCGGTCTAAAAGTCGCCGCCGTTCGGATTATTGCCTGTTGTGGGCTGGAAGGCTCACCGAACGACGGCTAGTCCAGGGAGGGACTTCTTAAGCGGCCGCGCCTTCTTCAGCGGCGACGGCGGCGGCGGCGGCGGCGGCTTTTTTGCTGGGCTTATATTCTTCAGCGGCGCCCTGGGCGATCAGGTCGTCGGCGACGCTGTCTTCGAAGCCCGCGATTTCGTCTTTGTTGTAAATCGTGCCGACCGTCGCAGCGCTAAGAAACTTGATTGCTTTCATTTGAACTACTCCTGTTCAGCCGGAAGACGTTCCGGAAGGCCAGCGCTTCGCCGGGCTGGCTTCGGCTTTAGCCTGGGGGATCACTCCCCCAGGCTTTTATTACATGGTCCAGGTGACGCCAGTCAGGACAGCGAACGCGGTGTCGTGGCGGACTTGCGTGTCATGTTCAGTGATCACGCGAACGACGGTTTCGTCGTGGCTGAAGGCCGCGCGCAAGGTTCCGCCGTCGTCATAAGCCGCGACGTCCGAAGCGGCGATCGCGATCTGTTCGGTGTCGCCGATAAGGAACTGGTTAAAGTCGCCGAAATAGATTTCCGACTGGTTCGTTCCAGCGCCCAGGTTATCGGGAACCGACGTAGTAACGCCGATCGGATAGATCCCCAGGCGACCTTCCGCGACTTCCGGAAATGCCTTGTTGCCGTTGCCGTCGCGAAGGTTTTCCAGGAACAAGAGCGAACGCGGCGACATGATGTAGCCGCAAGTCGTCATTGGTGTATTGGCGTTCAGAACTGCCAGGCGAAGCTTACCCAGGTCGTTCGTTACGTTGACCAGGTTAACGGTCGCATTCGCGGCGATCACGTTTGAAGCGTTGATCAGCGTCCGAAGACCAGTCGGCGCGGTTGCCGATCCAGTCCCGCGAATGAACTGTTGATCTTCCTTGACGGCGACGCCTTCGATCAGATCGTCGCGGATCATCATCTGAACATTCATCGACGAACGGCGGATAAGCTGGTTCGTAACCGGGACGATCGCGGTAAGGCGCTTCGCCGTCATGGTAAGCTGTCCGATCGTCATATCGGTTGTCGGCGCTGCGACGCGTTCGCCAACATAGCTTGCAGACGAACCAGCGGTTTTCTTCCGCATAGTCAGATTGCCTTCAGGCATCGGGACCGAACGGGCGCCCATTGCACGAACGACAACGCGCGGTCGCAAAATGTCGATGAAGTCATTCGAATAAGCGGTATCGACCAGGAAACCGCCCTTCGTGTTCGTCGCCTGTTCCATATTGGCGACGATCTGCCCCATTTCCGAACCATACATTTGTTCGGCGACATTTGCCATTGCTCGCTGTTCGGAATTGCCAGCGTAAACGATTTGCGCCAGGCGCGCGACCATTACACCCTTTTCCAATTGGATTTTGGGCTGGGCGGGAACGGTGATATTGCCGCCGCCGGAAGGCACATTGACGGGCGTCGCGGCCGAAGCCTTCAGCGCCAGCAAGCTTTCTTCGCGTGCGATTTCAGCCTTCAGACCTTCGCCCTTGGCTTTCAGTCCGTCGAACTTCAGCGCTTCTTCCGCTGTCAGTTCGCGCGGTTCGCCCGGCGTTTCGCTGTCTTGCGCGTGAACAGCGCCGTCGACGATTGCAGTCATAGCGGCAACGGTGGCCGCCAGCGATTGTTTCAATGCAGTAATTCGCATTGCTTACACTCCTTCGATGAACGAAGACGCGCTTAATTGCGCGGCCTCTAGGGATTTCGCCGCAGCGGCCCGCCGTGGCGTTGCTGAACGGACAGGCCGGGAAAGCTTGGCGATAACCGCAGCAAGGCCGCCGGCCTCAACGCGATCGATCATTCCGGCTTCTTTGGCTTGCCGTGCAGACTTCGTTCCGCCGCGACCAAAGTCCGCCTTCACTTTCGAAGGCGTAACTTGACGGCCGCGCGCGACGTCCTGGATAAAAACTTCCTCAATGCCGTCGATCATTTCGCGGACCTTTGCCTGTCCCTCTTCGGTCGACAGATCCGCGCGCTTGTCCGGCGCGTTCGTGCTTACAACGTGAACCATTCGGTTTCCGTCGGCGTCCGGTGCTTCCTGGTAAGATCCGGACATCATTACGCCGATCGAACCGATCAGCGCGAACGGATCCGCGACGACTTCCTTCGCCTGGCTGCAAATATGATAGGCCGCCGAACAGCAAAGGCCGGAAGCGAAGACGGTAACAGGCTTCGACGAAGCCGCGATCAATGAAGCAAAAGCGCGGACGTCGGTAATGACGCCGCCGGGACTATCGGCGACGATAAGGATATTACGAACGTCCGGGCTGGCTTCCAGCTTGCGGAAGTCCATTGCCAGACTTGCAAGCGACGTTGCGCCGGACATATCCGTCATAACGTTCGCGCGCGGGAAGATCGGACCGAACAGCGGCAAGGATCCGACGCCGTCGCGGATTGCCGCCGACCTGGTTCCAGGGAAAGGCGCGCCCATTTCGACGATCGCTTCCATATATTCGGGAAGAATAGCCCAAGGTTGCGAATAGATCGCCGCCAAAACGTTATTATTCATCTTCGGAAGTTCCTTCCTCTTGCGGCGGCGCCGGGTTCGCGTTCGGGTTTGGCTGTCCGGAAACAGCCATGTTCGCCGGACGCCAATATTCTTCGCCGGCCGCGCCGCCGATCGGCGACATATTTTCGCGCTTGCGTATTTCGTCGGCGTTCATTGCGCCGGCTTCGCGGGCGGCTTTGTAGGCTTCCCAGCGTGTCTTAACGTCGCCCTTCAGCAACGCGTCCGGCAAGAATTCGAAGAAGTGTCCAGGTTCGGCGAAATAGTGTGTCGCCGCTGAAGCTACGCGTTCATAATGCGGCATCATGCTATACATGATGAATTCTAGCGACTGCTGTTCGATATTTGAAAACGTCGCGCGCGACAGTTCATAAAGCAAATGCGGCGGAACACCGAAAGCGCGGGCGACCTCGACAACATTGAAAGCGCGGACTTCGACGAACTGGCTATCCCGGTTCGTTGCGCCCAGCAACTTTGCTTCCAGATCCTGGTCCAGAACCGCAACTTCGCCAGCCTTGCGCGGACCGCCGAACATGCGCTTCCAGTCGAACTTTATCTTTTGCTTGTCTTCCGGATTGACCTTGCCTTTCGTGTGCAAGATCGTTGCTGGCTGGGCGTTATTTTCCCAAAAGTGACGCGCATATTCGCCGGCGGCGATCGCGGATCCCAGCATGTCGTCCAGCAAACGGACGCGGTTCAATCCCATAAGGCCGTCGCGGCTGAAGCCCGGAACGTGCCAAATATCGTTCCGCGTAAAGCGGCCGTTGGAACCGTCCGGAAGCTGGGCGTCGTAAAACAGTTCTAGCCCGTCCTGGCGATCCCAAAACTTCGCCGGCTGAACCATACGCGGATCCAGCCTTGATAATGATTTCGGGCGGAACATGCCGTCGCGGTGAACATAGTTCGCGAACCCGCCCGCCATAAGCATGTCGCCCAGCATTACTTCCTTGAACAGAAATATCGACTGAACGTCGTTCGGGCGGTCGTGAAACAGTGAAAAAAGCGGCGAATTGTCGGCGCGTTCCTTTGTGTCGCCAGCCCGTCGATAATATAACATTGGCGTCATAGCGAAAACGCCGGTCAATATTTCCAGTGCGCGAAGCGCCGACGGAAGCGACATAGCGGTTCGCTCATTGACGACGACACGGCTTCCGCCTTTCGTCCCGGTCAACGCGAAAAATGTTTCGGTGTCTTCGCTGGTAAGCTGCCCGCTTGCCTTCGGCGTGGAAGGCTGTTCAGCGCGCGGAAGCCAGCGCGAAAATATGGTCGAAATGTCCATTAAATCCCCGTATATTCTAGGGTTTCCGGACCATTGTCCGGCTCGACCATTACGAAAGGCGCGATCCCGTTGACCAACGCGTCGACGCCGTCGATCTTATTCGGGCTTTCCGGGCTTTCCTTCTTCGGAATGATCGTCCCGTTAACGTGTCTCGTTACAACCGCGTTCGAAACCATCCAGGACATAACCGGATTACCGTCGTGTCCGATATGCTTCGTCGGATCCTTCGCCTTGACGCGGGCTTCCAGATCCTTTGCCGGGTTCGTTACATTCGCGGCGGACTTATGCAGCACAACCGCCAGCGGATCGTCCGGCGTTCCTAGATCCTGGTTCAGTCGCGAAGCCATTTGCTGGGCGGCGGCGAACTGGTCGAACGTAACTTTCCGGACAGATTGTTTCGCCACAAGCCAGCGAATGAACATTTCGACCATGTTGTGGTCGACGAAGTCGCCCGGCGTTGTCAGTAAGTCGCCTTGCCATTCCTTCGGAAGATCCGGAAGCGGTTTACTCCAATCGGGTTCGCCTGTTTCCTTCAGTTCGAACAGTGCCGGCAATCCTTCCAGATCTTCCAGCGCGTTTGCTTCCAAAAGCTTATCCGCCGTTATTCCGGACCAGGTTCCATAAGTCGCTTGCCCGGTGTCTCCCTGGGCTTCGCGGACCAGCGCGGCCGCCGGGATAAAGAACTTCGGCTTAACCAAAAGCTTTTTGTCGTCCCGCTGCCCGGTAAGGACAACGGCGGTTATGTCGTCGACGTCCGCCAAGTCGGCGCCGATCGTGCATTCCAGGCCGTGGAAGTCTTCCCAACCCAGCCCGTCGATTTTTGCCTTGTTCCACTGGTCGACCGACAACCAGGCGCTTGCCGCGTTCAGCCAAACGTTTAGGCGTTTGGTTAGGAACTCGCCCAGGCTTTCCGGGCTGGCTTTTGCTTCGATCGCGTAACCGCGAAGTTCCGCAAGATCGACGGCGGATCCCAGCAAGGGATTTGCCTTCTTCCAGTTCGCTTCTTCGAACGGATCGTCGCCCTGGTCGATCGTGAATATTATTCCGAAATAGTGATCCGCTTCGACCGTGCGGTTCAGGATCTTAACCAATAGCGTTCGCTGTTCGAAACAAACGCCGCGCACGTTGTAACCGGCGGTCGTAATCATCCACATAAGCGGCTGTTTACGGGCGCCGAATGCCGACCGGATTACGTCGAACAGGCCGCGATCTTTGTGGGCGTGCAGTTCGTCCAGGACGCCGACGTAAGGGTTCCAGCCGTCTTGCGTCGAAGATTTGGAATTGATCGGCTGAACCGATCCCCCGTTATCCCCGCAAGTGATCGATCGCGCCCAGGCTTTTAGCGCGAAGTGATCGCGAAGCGCCGACGTTTTGTCGACCATTTGCTTCGCCGGCTTAAATACTTTGTCCGCCTGGGCGCCGGTCGTGGCGCCGACGACAATGTCCGGCCCCAGTTCGCCTTCGCATGTCAGGCAATATAGAA